AAGTATGCTCAAGATCAATACTATCAAGAAATTAAAGAAGCTGAAAATTTAAGAAATAGAATAGACGTTTTAAATCAAATGTCTCCTTATGTAGGTGTTTATTTTAGTAAGCAATATATTCGTAAGAATGTTCTAAAAATGACAGATTCTGAAATTAAACAGATTGAAAAAGAAATGGAGCAAGAACCTGCAGTTATACAACCAGGAATGCCTGGATCAGAACAAGCAGCTGCATTAAGCCGTGAGAATCAACCAAATCAATAAATAAATATGATAGGAACTATATGGATAAATCAGAAATAATTAATCAAATGATTAACCATATCATTGATAATAAAAATACAGAAGCAGGAGAATCGTTTAATTCACTTATTTCAGCAAAGTTAAACGATGCTTTAGAAGCTAAAAAAATAGAAGTTGCTCAAACTATCTATAACTATCAAGAAGTAGATGAACCTACTGATGAAGAAGAAGTAGAAGAAATTGAGCAAGAAGCCGAACAAACTTAAAGGAATATCATGCCAGTTACCAAGAGTATTCTTAAAAACTCCAAACGACAGGCCGTAGTTAAACTGGTCGGAACTGGTCTGGGTTATATTAACGTTCACGAACTAGTTGCGGTAGTTGGTCCTAATGCTATTTCCGACGTTCAAACTGTCTCTACTGCTAATTTAGAATTAACTATTTCTGATTTATTTTATGATGTATCTGCAGCTTCTAATATTACTCGCAATAGCAATGTTATTTGGGCTATGAACGGGGGATCAGCAGATTATGCTTTTTCAAGAGATATTGGTGTAGTACTTAATCAAGATGCTAACGCAAATGTAATCGTTAACATTGGGGGTACTGCCAACGGTACCGTACTCATTCAATTTACTAAGGGTGCAGGTTATAACGACCCTTATGACTTACAAATCCAGGGTCCTGGTGTAGGAAGAATTTAATGAAATTAATTACCGAGCAAATTAACGAGGTAAAATACCTCGTCGAGAAAAAAGAAGACGGAGCGAAGAATATCTTCATTGAAGGTATTTTCATGCAGACTGAAAAAGAAAATAAAAACGGTCGCATGTATAGAAAAGGTATTATGGAAAATGCCCTGAATAATTTTCAATCGTTAATTTCAGAAAAACGCGCACTAGGAGAACTAGGTCATCCTCCTAATCCACAAATAAATCTCAATAATGTTTCCCATTTAATTACTAGTCTAAAGTTTGAAGGTAATGATGTCATTGGCCGTGCTAAAATTTTAGATACCCCTATGGGTAAAATTGCTAAAAATTTTATTGAAGAAGGTGTTAGACTAGGAGTATCATCCCGAGGACTCGGCTCACTTAAAGAAGTAAACGGTATTAACGAAGTCCAGGATGATTTTCATTTAGCTACTGTTGATATTGTTAGTGACCCTTCTGCCCCAGAAGCTTTTGTTCAAGGTATTATGGAAGGCGCAGAATGGGTTCTAGCCAATGGTGTATGGAAACCAGTACAAGTAGAACAAGCACAACAAGTCATTAAGAAAACCCCACAACGTAACTTGAATGAAGTAAAACTTGAGTTATTTGAAAAATTTCTTAACAGTATCAAATAATAATTTTATATAAATATTAACGTTACATTAAATTACTCGTAGGAGAACAGGATGTCAGTTGAAGCAAAAATACAAGAGCTGCTTAGCCGCACAGGCTCTGCTCAACAAATAGATGAGGAGCAAGAAGATCTAGCTGCTGCAGGTATAGCTGATACTGGCTCTAAAGCTGCTGCAAAAATGAGTAAAGATACTTCTAAGTCTGCCAAGGCTGCTACCGCTGGTGATACAACCCAACCAAGACAAGGTTCGTCGAAAGATGCCCCTCATGCAACTTGGGATGAGGATGATCAAAATCCAGGATCCAAAGCTGCAGCCCCCGTGTCAAAAGCTCCCGCACCTGCTATGAAAGGTGATGCTAAATCAGCTAAAGTTCCAGCTATGGAACAGACCGAAGAAGATGGAGACGTGGTTACAGAAGAAGAACAGCAACAAGAAGATATTGCTACACAAATTAAATCAATTTTTGGCAGCGATCTTTCTGAAGAGTTTACCCAACGCGCTGCATCTATTTTTGAAGCAGCTGTGATTGCTCGTGTTAACTCTGAAATGGAAAAAGTAACTGCACGTTTAGAAGAGCAAGCAGTTACTCAACTAGAAGAGTTTAAAGAAGGTCTAGTTGAAAAAGTTGATAACTATCTCAACTATGTAGTTGAGCAGTGGATGGAAGAAAATCAATTAGCTGTGGAAACAGGTCTAAGAACTGAAGTTACAGAAGACTTTATTTCTGGTCTAAAGACTTTATTCCAAGAGCACTATATTGAGGTTCCAGAAGACAAATATGATGTTATGCAAGAACTGCAAAACACTTCTGAATCTCTTCAAGCCAAGCTGGATGAAAGCATCTCTGTATCTATTGAGCTTTCAAAAGAATTGGAAGATTTAAAACGCGAAAAAATTCTTGAAGAACAAACTAAAACTTTAGCTGATACAGAAGTAGAAAAGCTAAAAAAATTAGTTGAGGGCGTAAATTTTGAATCTGAAGACTTGTATCGTGAAAAAGTAGCTGTCATTATAGAAAATTATTTTCCTAAAACAGCAACAAAATCACCTGAGCAAGTCCTGATTGAGGAAAGTGGTACAACACCTACCTTCGAAAATCATGATGATCTAATGGATCGATATGCTAGCTCCATTTCTAGATCACTTAAAGCCCGATAAATTATATTTTAAAACCAAAAGGAGAAGGTAATGTACCTATCAGAACAAGCACAACAGAAGTGGAGCAAGATTCTAAATCATGCCGATCTTCCAGAAATTAAAGATTCTTACAGAAAAACAGTTACTGCTATTCTGCTAGAGAATCAGGAAAAAGCTCTACGTGAAGAGCGTAACATGCTGTCAGAACTTGCCCCAGCAAACTCTATCGGTGATGGAACTACCGGTATTGCAAAGTATGATCCTATTCTTATCGGTCTAGTTCGCCGTGCTATGCCTAACCTCATGGCATATGATATTTGCGGTGTTCAGCCTATGACTGGTCCTACCGGTCTTATTTTTGCCATGCGTTCAGTATATGGTAATACACGTGCAGCTGCAAGTTTAGAAGAAGCACTTTATAACGAAGCAAACACTCAGTTTTCTTCTTCATCCTTTACATCAGCTCTGGCAAGTTCTGGTACTCCTAAGAATGGTACCCATACTGGTTCTAACCCGGTAGATGGAACTTATACCCGTGGTGGTGGTATGACTACATCAGAAGCTGAAGCACTTGGTGATGCTTCTACTAATGCATTTGGTCAAATGGCATTTACCATTGACAAGACTACCGTTACTGCTCGTAGCCGTGCTCTTAAAGCTGAATACACCTTAGAGCTTGCACAAGATCTTAAAGCAGTTCATGGTCTTGATGCAGAGTCTGAGCTTTCAAACATCCTGTCTCAGGAAATTATGTTTGAAATTAACCGTGAAGTTAT